TAAGGAAAGTGCGAAGTGGGTTCGCACGATCATGAGCGTCATAACGCTTATGGGCGGTTGGATTCGGCTCAAAGCAATCATGACCACTATAACGACTGGGCACACTGCCTCTATCGCTGTGAACACGACGGCTGAGTCGTCGAATGCGACTGCAAGCATCGCGACGGCTGTAGCTCATAAGATCAAGGCTGCTGCGACGTGGATCGCGGTTGCGGCCCAGAACGCGTTAAACATCAGTCACGCAACATTTCTTGCTCTTACAGGCGTCGGCATCGGCGTAATCATCGCCGCTGCGGCTGCTATGGCCTACTTTGCCACGCAAATGAACAATGCGACACAGGGCTTGCAGAACTTTAACAGTACGGCTGCTGAAACGCCGTCCAAGGCGCGGAGTGTCCAGAGAGCAGGAGAGGATAGCCTGTACCGTCGAGGCGTTGAATAATGCTGTACCTGGACGTCCTGAGAGCCCTTGTTTTTGCTGTTCTTTACGGTTTGATGGAGAACAGGGTCTTTTTTGAAGGGGACATGGACTATTCGATTCTGAAGCACTTCAAACTATATCATCTGTGCATGTTTGGCCTCTTCGCATTGGCCGGGTTTAGCACTTGTTTTGTGACGTGGGTGTTCAACGTGGTTATGATGCCGCTTGTGCAGGACGTTTCTTGGTTTGTTTTTGAAGGCAGATGGCCACGGCGAGATGACTGGGTCAATTGGGGAGGATTTCCGCTCATTCTGGGCCTGCCGCTTGTGTACTGGATCTTAGGCTTAGTTCTGTTGGTTCTAGCGGTGGTTTTCAGGTGAGCGCGGACATCCCGATGGCGACTGTCGGGTTCGGTACTGTTGGTGTTGCTCGATCAGACATCATCGAGGCGAAAATCCACCTGGGCTGCACGAAAGAAGTAAGCAGCTTTAACGTCCTGCTCCAGAACTGGGACAAAAAGTACAGTCCCGGCGGAACGAGCCCCATTACTGTTGGCTTGGACGGCTACATCGACCTTGGCAGAGGCTCAAACATTCCCCAACTCATCACCTGCCGTGTTGAAAGCGTCAAATATGAATCTACGTCTGACGAGAATTACTTGCGTGTTGAAGGTAGATGTTGGGGCGAAAAACTGTTCCGACGCGTAGTTACCAAAAAATACACGAACCAGAAGGGCGAAGCAATTGTCAAGGACTTGATGGATTCTTACGCACTACTCAGCCACACCCGAAATTCGACAGAACTTGTGGAAGACACAGATACGACATTCACGTTGCTCGAGTATGAGGACACGCCGCTTTGGGATATCCTCAAGTACATTGCTGAAAGCAGTGACAAGGCAGGCATAATCGGCTATGATTTTCGTGTGGCGCCAGACGGCAAGTTCGAGTTTTTCCCTAAGAACAGCAAGACATCACCTGTAAGCCTCAGCGAGATTGTCGAGGTCAGCGAGTACAGGAAGGATATTCACCGAATACGCAATAAGATTATGATTTATGGCCTAGCTGACAAGAGTGTGCCCTTGGACAAGGATGCTTGGACTGAAAGTCTGACGCCGACGGATGGCGCTTGGTCGGCTCCGAGTGGGATCGTGAGTCTTGATGGCACGGTCAAAATCAGAGGGTCTTATAGCATCAAATGCTACAACGTTCAAGCTTACTACGCCTCGGGAATGTTCATGCTGAACTCTGGCAAGGAGGTAAACACGAACCTTTACCCGATTCTGAGCTTCTGCGCGGTCCTCGAGAAGGCATTTAGCGGCAACGTAAGCGTCGCACTCTATGACATCAACGGTCTTGATGCCTGGAAGCATATTACCATCGGCCCTGGCGAATGGCGAAAGACCGACCTGAAAGTCGGCTTGGCAAACGAGCTCGAGTGGGAAACTGTGCAGTCCGGCTTTGACTGGAGCCAAGTCAAGAAGGTCCGCGTAGATTTCTGGTTTGCCGGAGTGGGCGAAGGAAGCGCCTGGATTGATGCGCTCTATTTTGGTGGCCGGCGTTACGCCGCGGTCCGCGAAGACGCTGCAAGCCAAGCGGCCTACGGGTTGCGCGAACTCGCGGAGACGGATGAGGAGCTCGTCAGCGATAATGAGTGCGACTTGAGGGCTAAGGCCCTTCTGGATTTCTTCAAATCTCCTGCAGAATATATTGTGGTTAGGAGCACCGTTCTTGACTATGGTACCACGCCAATCTTGGGTGGGGACAAGATACCTCTCGAGTTGCCTAACGAGAACGTTAATGGCGATTATCCCGTCGAAACTGCCGAGTATACCTTGGATGCTAAGACTCAAACGCTCGAGGTCGTGTTGGAGCTCGAAAAGGTTCCGCCGATGATTGCAGACTACCTCTACGGTCTCAGGACAACGACTGTGAATGTTGAGAAGCTTGCGAGGACGAAGCTGGGCAAGAGGGGCATACCTTCAGTGTCTTATGGTGGCGGCTTGGGAAGCCATCACGTCGGCCATGAAAGAGGAGGCGACACTGGGGTTGAATGGGCCACCGTTCAGGATGGCGGCTGGGACGCGCTAGACGGTTGGGTTTCGCCAGGCTGGATAGGTCCCTACAGCAACACGGCGGCGATAATGAAGTTTCGAACGAGAAACAAGGCTGGCTCGGTCTCTCTGGATCACCATTTTGAGCCAAGCGATAACGAATATGGGGTCCTTGGTTCGGAGTCAACGCATTGGAAAGAAGTCCATTCGCTCTATTCCCTTCTGTACGGATATCTTCGTGTAAGGGTAGCAGGCCAAACGAATCCTAAGACCCAACTTGACGATACAATGCTTCAGTTTGGGTCTGGCGGCGGTTCGGCGCTTGACACTTGGCTGAAGCGTACTGCTTCAGGTGCGTTTGAAGTCAAGAGTGACTTGGTGCCAACTGGTGATAACGCTGGCAAAATCGGGTACGGCGGGGTTTCGCCTAAGCGTTGGAGTGAGCTGCACGTCGTTGATGCGTATGTGGACCAGTACCATTTCACTGGAAACCTGCTTCCTGACGCCGACGGTCTTTATGACTTAGGAGAAAATGTTACGCCGAAACGTTGGCGTGACCTTTACTTAGCCGGTGCGATCAAGGCCCTTGCTGATGGTGTAGCTGTTGACTTCCTGCCGAATGCAGATGCTGCATATGATTTAGGGTCTGAAGACAAGAGATGGAGTGAACTGCATGTTAGCGGTGTCGGCAAATTCGGCACTCTTGAAGCCATGACTTTCATTAATTGTGCTAGTATAATCGCAACTGGCACAGGAAAGTTCGACGATCTCAATGTTGGTACGTTCATAGTCATCACAAACGCTAGAGTCCTGCAGAATGTCATGGCTGACGTTGCAATAATCACGAGTGGGAGATTTGGGCTGGGAAGGCTTCCCGTTGGAACATCGGGTTATGTTTTGGAGGCCCAGGGCGCAGGTTTTGACCCGATGTATGTTGACCCTAACGGGCGGTACTCGCCGGCTGGACATAACCATGCAGCAGGCAACATTGCGAGCGGCGTCCTGGCTGAAGCTCGCGTTCCGAACGTGTACACGAACGCGATAACTTTCAACGGCGGCATCGTTACGAACAGCGTTAACTGCTCAAACTTCGCTGCGACTGACATCATTTTTGAGAACAGTTTCAGAATCACTGAAGCCGAGAAACTGGGGCTACCGAAGGGACTGGCGTTTCTCAATTCGAAGGGCAGTATCTTGATGCTTGTCGACAGCGAGGGGAACCTGCAGATTAGCGGCAAATTGAGCAGGAACCGCAGGTTGAAGAGAGTGAAAAAGAAGGGGTTTGGAGCTTGAAGAAACAGGTTTTGAAGGAGCTGGAGAATCTGTCACCTGGCTGTTTAGTCTGTGTGGAATGGTCGGATGCGAGTGTGGGAAAGTCTCTTGGTAGCGGTGTCGCCGTCGACGTCCCAGTCACAAGTTGGGGCGTGTTCATAGGAGTCCTTGGCGAGAAAAACAAGCACATTGTCCTTGCACAGAACAGTTTTCGATATTCCAACTCATTGTTCGACATTGACTATACTGCCATCCCGCTCACGTGGACCGCCACCATCAGTGTCATAGCCAAGGACCTGGTTCCGGAGCAGTTGGCCAGTGAGCTCGTGAAGAGTTTTCTAATGGGGGGCCGGAGAGCCTTTAGTCACCGCACTTTTCAGCAGAGGGTGAAGAATCATGCGTGACTTCTTTAAGCGAGCACTGACAAAGAAACTTCATCGTCAACCCACACGCGGGAAGAGTAGCGGGCGCGCTCGCATCATTATTGTCGAACCAGACGCGAAGCTTGTGTACCTTGTCAAATTCTCAATTGGAATGACTGTCTGTCTTACTGGCCTTGAGATTGCCTACATGGCTTTTATGCATGTTTGGAACACCGAGATCTTCGCGGCGATAACGGGCCTCATTGGAACAATCACGGGCATTTTTGTGGGGCAGAAGGCAGGTTGACATGGTCAGCAATCGTGATATCATTCTTGCCTTTCAGAAGATTCTTGAGAAGTTGGGAAACCTTGAGGTGAAGGTCAACCTTCTCCCTGAGGTCATGGGCAGAGAACTTCTTTCAGGAATCAAAGATCTGACTTTCAGGGCAACGAGCATTGTTCCAACGTTCTTGACATTAAATGTTGCAGAAGAAAGGACCCTGGAAATCCTGAAAAGTCTCAACTGTCCTGCTACGGCTGATGAAATCTCGTCGCTTTCACATCGTGCACGAGCTGTGGAGAGCATGTACCTGAACGGGCTCCATCGGCGAGGTATGGTTCTCAAGGAAAAGTGTGGACGGAAAAGGACCTTCCTACTTAAGGAGGAATACCGCCATAAAAGGCAAACCCTGGACACCTAGCCAAGAGAAGCAGTTGCGTCGACTTCTCGAGGGCAAGGACTCTCTCGACGTCATTGCTGTCAAGTTGAACAAGAGCCCAGAGGCAATTCGCAAAAAGGCTGAGAGGCTTGGCTTAGAAGTAGTTGACCATAGGGGCCTTAGGACAACTACTTCTCTCAAGATTCCTGAGGAATTGCCAACTGTGGAGGAGACCTTGAAGATGTTGGCTAGCGCGTTACACGCTGCTATGCTGCCGGGGCTTGAAAAGGTTGACGTTCAGAGGCTTCAGACAGTTGCGACGCTTGCCAGAGCTTACAAGGACATCTTCAGCGATTATGTTGACTACCGCGGGATCGAAGCGGAGCTTGTGGAGTTGAGAATGAAATATGAGGACATTGTCAAAAAAATCCAGAACCCTCAGGCAAACTGACGTCTTGCGTGAACGCTCCACAATCAACGCCCAAAAGACTCTTGCGATGAAAATCCTCGAAGAAAAGGCTCTTAGCCTAAGCAGTGATCCTGTCGAGTTTTTCCGCCAGATCGTAGGATTCGAACCCACGTCTTATCAAAAAGAATGGATCAAACTGTTTGTGGAGAACCAGTTCACCGCGGGGCGATGGTGTCGCCAGAGCGGAAAAAGCTGGATAATGGCTGCACTCCTTCTGTGGTATGCCCTCATGCATCCTGATTCTTATATTGCTCTTGTCGGACCTAGTTGGCGCCAGACAAAACTGAACATTCGGCGGATTAGCTACTTTCTGCGTCGACTGCCGCAGACCATGTATCTTAAGCCTCAGAAGACCCGTCTTGCCTTTCCAAACGGCTCAGTGATTGAGGCTTTTCCGAACAATCCCGACACAATCAGGGGACCGACTCTTCACGCAATCTGGTGGGACGAAACAAATTTCACTCCCAGCGATGGAGACCTGTATGACGCTATCCTCTTCACCCTCGGAACTACTGACGGAAAACTTGCCTGCACCAGTACTCCCTGGAATACTGATAGCCTGTTTTGGAAAATGTGCAATCACAAGGACTATTCAGACTTTGCGCGGCTTCACGTGACGTGGCAGCAGGCACTCGAACCAAACGGGCCCCTAAAGAAGGGCATTTTGGAGAAGATTCGGAAACAGTTTGGCGAGGATCCCTCGCGTTGGAGGCGTGAGATGGAGGCGGAATGGGCTGAAGACGAAGACGTGTGGCTGCCGCAAAGCCTCATCGTATCCTGTGTCGGCACCGTGAAGAGTTGTGGTGAGGACCTGCAATCGTTTGATCCTGAGAAATCGTATGATGGCGAGTTCTTTGGCGGCGTGGACTTTGCACAGACGCGCGATTACTGTGTTTTCAGCGTTATTCAACGCCTAAATGACCGGCTTTTCCTGCGTCATCTCAAGATTTTTCAGCAGCCCACGAAGTACGCGCATGTTCTTGGCTACATCAAGACCTTGCAGGATCGTTGGGGAGGGTTTGCGAAGATTCGTGTTGACTTTACGCGAGAGGGGCCTAGCATAAT